AACTTTACGCACTGGATTTTAAGTTTCATTAGCGGTGACTTTTTCATTTTATAATCCTAATTTCCTTAATTGTTCGACCTTTTTAGTTTGTTTGCTCGGCTCGTACGGAGTCCGCCCGAAATTCTTCATCTTCCTTGCAATTTCTTTTCGTTGCTCAAGAGTTGCTATTTCCTTTGGGTAATTCATATCCGGCTTGACAGTTGGTCGAGATATTATGGTTTTACTAATCGGTTCGTCGTCAAGCCAGTGCTTCTTGCGCAACCAGCGGTGAGGATAAGGCATGAACCGCCAGTAAATATCAGAGCCGAACCCATCGGCATGAACCTTGCGGTATAATTTTTTATCTTGCTCAAGTGCGGATAGAATTTTAGATAACAAAACCTCATTCACTTTAAGGCTTTTAAAACGATTGATAGTCTCGGCTTTTTCCTTTTTCCACGGGTAAGCGTCCCAGAATTTGTCGAATAATGGATTATCGGTTTTCATTTTTTATCCTTAAATAAACATTCCTCTTCGAATATAAAATTCAGCGCTTGGCTGCATTGCTCTGAGCCAACGTCGAAACTGACGCATAAATTAGGCCGGGTCGGGTATATGCTGCATTTGTTCTCGATAAGAAACGGACACGGCGACGGCAATAGATATTCCCTATCCCAGTTGCTTTCGTATTTGATTTTACCGTGACCATCCAAGAGTTCTGCGTATTCCAACAATCTCGGTTCCCGGACAACGTCGAGTTCGGTGATTTCTATAAGCAGAGACTTGCAGCAAAAACCGCAATTTCCGCATATTATAGTATTTATTGGTAAGGTCATATCTGCCTCTCGTTTATTTGGTTTTCCATTTCTTTTAAGCTCAATTTACGGTAACTCGCTTTCTCGATTGCGATACGATATGCAATCGCAAGCAATTCGGGTGATACTGTTACTTTTTGACAGTTGCGGCGTACTTTCCGGCATTTGGGATGCGCTTGTCGATAGTGATTCGTGTAGGCATAAATGCACACCTTGCAAACGCCACGCCGGATTAGTTCGTAATGACGATTGCGGCGCTGGCCAAATTCAGTTTCAGGCTTATCTTGTTTGCACTTTGAGCAAATCATTTTTTGCCTTCCTTTTTCTCCAATTTCGCCAATGCCTTCACTAATTTTTTGTATATCCGATTTGCATATTTTTTAAAGCCAACAAGATTGCCCTGTTCTCCCATATCAATCATAAGATCAAAATCGCTGATACACCATAAATTTATACAATTATTTTTAAGCGGGCAATCGCCTTTAGCGGAATGTCGCCAACATAATGCACATGGGCCCAAATTTACTGTGGTGTTAGTTAAATTCCGCAGATAATTATATTTCTTTATTGACACTTCCAGTGCCGCTCTGTCTGATTTTACCGCAGCAGTAAATACCTGGTTTTCGGTTGGCATTTTTAACATAAATATCTCCTTTAATATACCCCTGCCTGCCGTAAACAGGCAGGGGTCTCTAAATCGCAGCCCATCTACGTCAATGAGCCGGTGAACTTAAAATGGTAAATCGTCTGCATCTGGTTCTGGCAATTCGTCTGGTTCTTTGTCAGCCTTCTTATTGCCATCCACAAAACCCCACTGGCTTACAATAACCTTGTGCTTGGACTTCTTAACGCCCTCTTTATCTGTCCACGAATCCAGCGTCAATTCGCCCTCGATTAAAATGCCGTCGCCCTTCTTGAAAAACTTCTGGATATTCTCTGCAGATTTGCCAAATGCAGTCAAATCAACAAACATTACCTCTTGCTTCTCACCCCGCTTTTTGTTGACGGCCATACCAAATTGTGAAACCGCAGTCTGGCTTGGTGTGAAAGATAAAACTGGGTCTCTGGTTAAATTACCGATGAGGATAACTTTATTAAAATTCATTTGCTCTCCAATCTTTATCAGCGTGGGGAATATGAATCCCCTGCTTCTCAAAATATGTGTAGATATTCTCAATCCACTTGGCACACTGCTTTGTGGATAATTCGGTCTTGCTCTTGATAAACCTCAAATCGCCCATCCGCTGAACAAGCCACTGTTCGCCGCATTGTGTTTTGCAAAGGAATTCGGCCTCCCATAACGAACTGTGCATGTGGTCTGCTATTACCGGAAACACCACCGTGTGCAGGTAAGCCATCTGTGCATCAGATATTTCCCTTTGCGCATCGTATTTCTTAACTTCAATAGTGAACTTCGGGTATTTGGCGCATTCCTTTTGGATTACAGGCCAATTTGCAGCTGGTTCTTTATCAATGGTATCTCCGTGGAAAAGTGTCATACTTCATTCCCCCATACATTTTTACCATAAGTTTCTGTTGTTTCGTGGCAATCCTTGCAAAGAGTTCTACCATTATCTATTGCAAATCTTAATTCGGGATACAAAGCAAAAGGTTTAATGTGGTCGGCGTGTAAATTTTTACCTTTATATCCACACCAAACACAAGTGAATTTGTCTCTTGTAAATACCACCATGCGCCACAATTTATATTCAGGGGATTTCCTCAATAACTCATTTATTGGGGATACGCCACCTTTCCACCAACGATGCTTTGCACCCCTACAAAGCGATTCTTTTGGCGGTCGTGGCGGTCTAATCCCTTTTCTTTTAAGAGTTTCGCCGATTTTTTTCTTGTTCTCTTCGGTTCTTATCACACCCTTATTATTAGGAATAAACTTTGGCATTTTGCCTTTTAATGCTTTGCTTATTTTGTCTTTGGTTTCTTGTTTCATAATAGGTTTTCCGAATCCCCCCATACATCCCAGCCTTCTCGTTTTTGGCGGGCAAATAGTTCAAACTTTTCAGTATCAGGATAGAGCGATTCGATTAACTGGTAGGCAATTTCTGGTTTTTGGCTGTGCCTTTTTACTTGTTCAGTAAACACACTATGCCATTTTCCTCTTTGGTCTAATGCTACTGGCAATAATTTGCCGTGATACATATACAAAAGATATTCATGGCCGAAGCGTATTGTAAAAGCGGCGGGGATTCCAGTTACTTTGTTCCATATCATTCTTGCGTGAAGTTTGTAACCATATTTTTCGGCCATCGTTTGTGCGGCAAACAGATACTTGTCGATTGTCCATAAAAATAAAACATTATCTTGACAACCACACCAAAACGCTTTGCACATAATGTCTTCTATTTCCTGCAACCCGATAACTTGATATGGCAATTCTATTCCGGAAGATTGTGGTCTAACAGATTTCTTGCCGCCCCTTGATTGTTGCCACGGCGGGTCTGCATAGATAATCTGGTACTTCTTATCTGGAAATGGAATCATATCTGGCTCACGTCCTTCATTATATCAACTGGGCTTATATCTGCCACAATCTTTTTGACGCTGTTAGGATTTGTAGGCCACTTGCTATATTTCGCAAATACAGCATCCTTGAGCATTTCAAAGTCCCAGTCAAAGCCTGCTATTAGTTCTTCTTGTTTATTGATAAGGAACGCTGTAAAAACATTTCGCAATATCTCTATGGATTCTGGGGATGGTTCTGGTCTCTTTGCCGGCAAGGGGATATTTTCCTCGGCTGGCCCCAATTCCCTTAAATCTTTTCTAAGGGCAGATGCGGCGGCCTTCACATTGGGTTTCTCCACAGCTTTATCCACAGTTTTATCCACAGGTTTTGCCACAGTTTTGGCTTGCGGCTTGACCGGCTCGTTCTTGGGCGGCTGATCGACATCGGCAAACGCCTCAACATCATCGCCAGTTGGCAGCAGGAACGTTTTCATCAGGAAGTACTTGCTGCCTGACGTATAAGCCTTATAGAGTGCCTTATCGCCAGTATCAGCAGCCCCACCATACCAAGGATAAGACTTTGTTAGTCCTGTTTCGGCGTCGGTAAGCGAACAGACCAACGGAACGATGAAGTGTTTCATCTCCCCGCTCCTCGTTGGGATGACGTGGCTTATTTCCGGCCTGCCACATTCGACCGCATAACTCAAGTTGTTCGTGATGAACGCCTTGCGGATATGCTTAACAACCTCGGCTTCGGCGGCGTAAGTATATCCTTGAACTTTATTTTCACCAGTCTTTAAAATTCCTTCAACGTCGGTCATTACCTTGATTTTCTTTACTGCAAACGCAGCCTCTTTTGCCTGCAATTCAGCAACCAAATCGTATTCTTTTTTATCCATTTTAAAATTCTCCTATTATTCTTGTAATCATTTCGTTTAGCTCGACAACAAATTGTGCAACAGCCGATGCAATCTCTTGGATGATTAGTTCATCTCTAACCGCCCTGATACAGAAATACTGTAAATGCTCGTGTTTCTGGCGGGGGTCGAAGCTGACAAAGTCACACCACTGGCGGCCAGTAACCCATAACTGGCCTTGTATCTGTTTAATATAGTCGGCGGGAACGCAGTTGTTCTCGATATAGTTAAGATGCGTCCGGCTGTAAGGGCATTTTATCTCCACCAAGCCATCATCACACACCAAACCATCAGGTGAACAACCGACCCACTCATTCAGTTCAACAAAACCCACTGGGATAATTTCGTTGCCGCTTTCGTTCGCATATCTCTGCCTTGCCGCAGCCTCGTTTTCCGTCCCCCACTGCATTGCGGAGTTGGTGTAGCTATCTTCTGGCACGCCAGTTAGGATTTCAGCCCTCAACTGCTCAAGATAGGTTGTTCGTGTTTTGGATTCTGACTTGCCCCGCCCTTGAGCCATAACATCGGAAAAACGTGACGCTGATACCTTGCCGCATCGTATTGCCCGCCACTCGTCCGTTCCCTGAATTATATCAGTGTAAATCTTCATTCTGACCTCCTAAATAAAACGTGGGTTGGAATAGTTGCTGGAAATTTTCCGTCTGATATTATCCTCGGCTTGTCAAAAACAGAACCAAGCAGATATTTATACCCGATAAAATTAGGGTAATTTACCGCTTCATCCAAGTATGCCGCATCTCTGGCGGGCGGGTTAAAATAATAACGGCCATCATCCGCTCTCTTAACCTTGCAATGGATTATCTCTGGGGTTTCCGGTTCGGGCTGATAATCTGGGGAGATGCGATAACGGTCAATAGAAGAACACTTCCAATATTGCCTTATTTCCACCGGAGACCACTTCCCTTTACCATTGAGATACTGTATGAATCCTTTGGGTCGTAGGTCATCCAAAACTTCTTGTTCATCTTTGGATAAGGCTGTAAATTGAGCTAAATTCTGTTTCAACTTTTCAATGATTTCTTGCTTGTTCATTTTTTAGTCCTCGTAAATTTCTCTTTCGTTATTCATTCTACATAGTTCCGCATTTTCAGCCGATTCCACGTGAAACCAGTCCTCTTGACAGTTTGGGCAATCGCTGCCGCTACACGCCTCAAACCAAAAATCACAGGTCATGCAATGCCACATTATTTCACCTCGCTAACTTCTAATATTTTAACACCCCAATTTAACGCCTCTTGATGAGTGGGGAAATAAACATCAAGCCGGTTGCCTTTAATCGCTCCCCCTCTGTCTAATACTGGCACTACACCATAGCCAGGAACGCCCAGAATCGTCCCAAACGCAATATCCTTCGGCGCAGCCACGAATCTATCACCCGCCTTAATTTTATGGCCTGAAGCCGTTGTGTAGCCCCAGCCGTATTTGCCGCAGCATTTTGGGCAAGGGCAATAAGCGGTTACTTTGTAAACATGACGATGGACGGATGCACCGTGTAAAACTGTTTTCGCTGGTTGATAAGTGGTTTGTGACGAAACGGCACAAACGCAGCCTATTAAGACCACGATTACTAAGCCTAAAAATGTTACTTGGACTGTTTTCATTGTTTTATTCCTTAAAAAATAATTAGATAGGCAGGAATCGAACCTACTCTGCCAGCCACGTTCGGGCGTTCGCGCTTATGCTGGACACGGTCATCCTCGCCTACCGTTGACGAGACCCAATCTCGCATCTATCTAAGAAAAGGGTCGGGACTTATGAGGGGTTGCGAATATTGTTGACTGGAAGAAGATGCCCGACCCGGAGATGATACCTGCCGCCCGCATCCTGCGAACGGCTTTAGGAGGAGGATGATTGCTTGCGGCAGGCGGGATTACGGTAAATACCCTAACCCGCTGAGATTTACGATTAGCAACCCCTTAAACCACAAGGCCGATTCAGGTAGTGCCAACCAACCCATATTGGCTGCCTTGATACGCCCTGCCGCAATTAGTGGGGCGGGTGAAGGCATTGCCTTCTGCTTTATCACGACTTGCTCCGTGCCGCCCCATCCGGCGGGCTGGACTCATGGCCATACTATGTACCATATAGACCAGCCTACAATTCGCACCCCGAAGGTTGCGATACTGTAATGAACACCGGATTTTCAGGTGGTGGCAGGCAGGATTTGATACCTGCAATCGCTATTTTTAAACGAGTCTGTTAGGGACAGCATACACTGTTTTTGCCGACTACTTGACCCTTGCGTCTGTCTTCCGCCACTGCCACCATATTCAGGTGGTGCAGGCTGGATTCGATGTACCAGCTATTCATCCCACAGAGAGGCTGCACCATTATTCAGGTGGTGGCAGGCCGGAATGTAAAATGAACCAACGCGAAATGGACTTTTTACTACCTGCCACCATTATTTCGCAAACCCATTATTATTTCAAAGAACTTCTAACCTATTAAGTTTTCAAATACTATAATCGTGATAAACCGCTATTAAAGTGATAATTATAAATAGTATAAAACAAACATGAAGTATGTCGTGTAGCATTTCAAGCTCCTTTCAAACCGTTATTGTTTTTGGTAATTGAACTTCTTTTTTCGTCCGTAACCCTTCATCTATAACTAAAAGCCGTCCTCTAATTCTGCTGCAATAATTCCGCTTTGCTTTAATAAGAGTATCACCACAACTATACGCATCGCACAGGTCAGGGTAAACCATTACTTTAGTGTCTGCAAATGCAACTATAAACAACGTAGGTGGTCCCATACCACCTCCACGTTCAACTTCCAGTTTCTTACCGATAACAATTCCAACTTCTTTTAAAGTCATTTTTTACTCCAAAGAATTAAACTAAACTAATTTTCAATTTTTATACAGCCATTTTTATCTGTATCAATGCCTTTAACCCTTACGCTATCGCACAGACATAATTTGCCGCTGGCGTTAATATATAAAACTCTTGCTATCGTGTCTCCGTCTTCGTCCACCACCATCAGATTTAGATCGCCATCGCCGGTGTCGAGAGCGAACCGTATAACGTTTTCGTCGTTGTTGTTATTATTGTATATTACTGGTCTCATCTTTTTTCCTTTCAAAAAACCATTCAAACCTTACATCGGAAAGTCTATCATATAACTTGAGCATTTCAAGTGAATTTTTAGGATTTTCTGATATATTTTTTGCGACCACACATAAGCTATTGTAATATAAACACTTATGTAACACATAAATTTTCGTCTTTCCCAAAGATTATTTCCTGACATCACGCAGAAAAACTATTTTCTAAATTTTTCAATAAATTTTAAGATTTTTCCAAGATTTATATTGACAAGCCACACTTTGCGCAGTATATTCATAAGAGAGGGGATGTATGTTTTTGATAGTAAAGGATTTATGTAATTAAATGGATTCTGATAAGAGTTATGCAACAAGGTTCATCGCCGAAAATGAAGTACCAGAATTATATCAAGAAGATATACGCAGGGAAGCAGCAATGGCCATATTCCGAGGTTCGGATGTGGATGAGTGGCTAACATTCTGGTGGCTGGAGCATAAGCCAGCCGAATATCCTACTGTTATGTTTTTCAACCCTGACAAGATGGATTGTATAGATAGTCTTGAAAATGATGCGGGCCTACATTACGATGTTTACAACGGGTTTTGCAGGGATGATTGTTGACCGAGTAAATAACAGCGAACCGATAAAGTGGTTGCGTTGTCGTAGTTTTGAAAATTTGATTCAGGCCGTCTTTCCTCGGTTTGGTCTGCGGACAAGGAAAGAGCCAATAGAGACCGGCTTCGTAGGGTGTCAACGGGTGTATATAGTCGTAAAGCCTTGCCCACCTTTACGCCAGAGTAATCTGGACGCGTACCGCACAGAGCGTCAGGACTTTCCCGTGCCTAAAATGGTTAGAAATGCGGCGAACAAGCGAGAGACGACGGCCTCGTGCAAAACAGCCCCCAATAGTGGGGCTTACTGCGCTCAATCCTCTTGCCTTTGCAATATCCTGATTAAGAGCTAATCATAACTATAGTAATAATCTTAAGTTAAGTAAGTAATATCAAGTAAAGTAATAAAGTTAAGATAATAAAGAGAGCTAAAATATATTCAGCATTTTCACATGGTTTCTGAACAATTTATTAAAGAACGTCAAGAGTTAAAAGATAAACTTCGGCACGAACAAGCTGAACAAGATGTGCCAGCAGTCAAAAAACTGTTTTTATGGCATGGTATTCCTGGCGTTATTTATAACTGCGCCACTTGTTTTCATCATAAAAATGAAAATTGTGTTGGCATGGATAACTTGTCAACTGTTTGTAAGTATTGGTTTGGCCCACACTTAAAGGACAAAAACGATTGGATACCATTACTCAAATATCAGAGGTTGAAATTTTACGAGCGCTTCAAGAATGGGAAAGGGAGAAAGCTGTTCAAGCACTCATAGCCGAACAAATCGGATGCGCCTTCCGAAATATAAGTGATTTTATAATTTTATGTTTTTAGTATTTTATCATTTTGTTGGTCTCAACAATATGATCTTGACCATTTTGTTGATATGCGCAAAATGGTTGATAGACCGAGGTTTTTATGGCGGATGAAGTAAAAAATATCTTTGATAGTATCAACCGCGCTCAGGACGAGCTTGTAACCGTCATAAATGACGCCCAGACGGCGCAGGATGAACCTTTGCCGGTTGTGGGCGATATTATCAAGCCGGAGACTATTAAGGCCTTAAAAGACGTTAAGGGGCTGGTTAAGCGACCGTCCTTTTGGTTTTCGGTGATTAGCTTTTTCGGCAGGTTTTTGGGCAAGAAATAGGAAGCCCCCCGCGCCTCTGATACAAGCGCAATTCGGGGGGCGTTTCTTTTGCAGTATTTTTTACTGCGATTGCGGTAAATTTTACTGCATTAAAATTGGCTGTCTTTTTTTAGTGCCGCAGACACCTATTGACATTTACCGCAAGACCCGCTCTGCGTTCTGAGGTCAAGACGCACCAATTTGGATTAGTCTTTTGATAGCTCACTAATAAGCATTAACGCTAATTCCTTCCACGTTTTACATCGTTTGGTTTTTACCCGCAGGTGATAAGTGGTGTTTCTTGCGTCAAGTATATTTTTTGCCTCTTCTAAAGTTTTCATTTTTTACTCCTTATTAAGTGTTTCATCTTCTGTTAATTCACCCATTGCATAAGTTCCTTGCCTTGTGCGTTTTAAGCAAAAAGGGGTAGTCCGGTTTTGACACCAATCGTCAAAGTCATTGATTTCCGTCAATACCGCCGAAAAACCATAAGCATAATCGCTAAATTCTTCACGTAACCTACAAACGAGTGATTGCCCGAAGTTTTCTACCATCGGGGCAGTAAATAATTGAGCCTTATATTTGGCTATAAGTTTTTTAACTCTTACTAAATCTTTTTTGTTTTTCATTTTTAAGCTCCTTAAAATTATTGGTTTCTTGTTTTTATACGTTTTCTGCTTTTGCGATAGCTTGCGATAACAATTTGCATTCTGTACCGTTGTTTATACCGCTTAATTCTACAAGGGCGGCCTTGCAAGCCTCCAGCAATTCCGGTGCTGCTGCTATTAGACGGGCATTGTCCTCGGCATTTTCATCTATGGCTGTGTTACCAATTTTAGCCACAACATTTTGATTATTAGTTACCCAGTATTCGCTATCTTTTGGGTATCCGACTTTTATAATTTCCCATTTTCCTTGTGTAAACATTTTTTTGCTCCTTAAAAGGTTTCATAGTGTTGGTTTAGAATTTCTTTTACAATTACAGACCAGCTTATACTTTCGCCGGTGTTTTTGCGCCGTTCTACCGCTTCAGCCTCTATTTTTTGATAGATTTCGAGGGGAATAGCCATTATTTTATACTCTTTTTTAGGTTTTTTCACGGTTTTGCCCCTTAGTTATTGAGATCGACCAGTATATATTCACCTGATTTTATCTTTTTCTCGGTTTCTTTTTTGGTTTCACCGAGAAATTGATTGCGGTATTTGCCAGTGGTTGTCGAATAGTCCCATTTATTGATATCAAGATTGACTGTTTTACGATCAGGCCAAGTAGTGATTTCAACAATAATACTGTTATAACTTTGAAAAACAACCTCGTGCTCACTGGTTATAATAAACTGGTTTGCAATTTTGTTTCCGTTTTTGCTTGTCATGTTTTCGACTTTCATTTTAAAATCTCCTTAAAAAAAGTGTTATTATTAACTTCCGGGAAACTTTTAACTGTTTGCGCAATCTTCGGAGCAGTACTTTTGGTATTTCTCTTCGGGCGCGAAATCACAACCGCAAGTGAAACACTCCACAACCTGATCGCGCCAAGCATCCGGGCAGCCTTGCTCATGGCAAAAAATACCGTTAATCATACAAGGCGAGCAGCCATCGCAGCTATTATGCACTAAACTTATCTCGTCACCGTTTCTATATGTCTTTCTCATTGTAATTCCCTTTCAATTAAGTGTTATTATTCTTATTCCAGTACTAAGCATATATTACATAGTTATATTCGACTTGTCAAGTGGTAAACTTTAATTTTTATTGATAAAAGCACAAAACACCAGCGACAAAATAACATAAGTCTTGATAATAGCAACAATTAAGCACAAACAAAAAATGTTAAAATTCTTTTGATAAAACCATAAAATAATAAAAAGATATAAGTATAAAACCAGTTTTCTAAATTAAACCAAAAAGCAGGGGCATAATAACAAGGTAAACATTGAGATAATTGAGCCTGCGCAATCCTGAGACGAAAAATAATGACAGAAACAACAAAAAACAAAGAAAGGCCATTAACTGGCAAGCAAAAGGCATTTATCGACGCTTATCTATCCAACGGATATAATGCTTCTCGCGCAGCTGAAACGGCAGGATATAAAGGTAACGAAAACTATCTCGGTGTCTGTGGTAACAGGTTGATAAATAATGATAAGATAAAATCAGAAATAGCAAACAAAACAGCACAAACAAGTAAAAAATGCGGCATCACAATTGCGACAATACAATCCGAGCTTGAGGAACTAAGACAGTTAGCATTATATAAAGGTGATTACAGCACAGCAGCGCGGTGTTTAGAGTTAAAAGGAAAGACTGTTGGCGCTTATACGGACAATATCAATAGTACTGATCTCACTAAGCAAGCTGAATTAACCGAGCAAGAACAGATAGAAGCTCGCAGGATAGCGAATATAAGGCTTGCCGACTTCGGATAGTGTGTTATTCGCTTAATAATGCAGTTATAATGTTATAAGTATAAAACATTAAAAGATTAAAACACTATATATCATGGGCAGTACAATAGATAAACAAGCAGCCAAGCACAATAGCCTCAATTCACTCCACGATGCGGCAGGCTCGACGATCAACGCTAAATGCGGCAATGATGCTTATTTGGGTGGATAGACCCCCCCTTGCCCCCCAGTGGGCCGGTGGTTCGATACGTAATTATCTCCCTATCCATATAATCGACTTTACAAATTTCCGACAAGGACCATCTATAATGATAATATAGGCAAGCTGTTTTTGCTTTAATAATTGGGAAAGTATCGCCAAACACGGGGTTTAGCCTTTTTTTGATTTTACGAGGTAGTTAAAATGGGTAACTCATATTGAGGGAGTATTGATGTATTTCGGTGAGAATGCAGAAATAGACTTGGTTCTTGTGAAGGCAGAAAAGGGACTACTTAAATTCTGCCAAGATGAATCTTTACATTGTCCGATATGCGGGAATGAGAATGTTGCGTGGTATATCGGAACGTCTTATTATTTTTGTTCTGAATGTGATATTGACTTTTTTAGGGAATAAATGGAATCAGTTAAAGTTACAACTCTTACCCCAGAACAGATAGCTTCTGTTAATGTGGGTTATTGGGCTATTTTAAAGCAGATACGCGTTCAGACTGGCGATTTTTCATTTAAAGACCACGAATTTCAGAAAGAACCAATACAGAGTCTATCAAAGCGAATATGTTATATTAAGGCTGCTCAATGTTTTGGTGCTACCGAGATAGAGGTTTTAAAAGACATACATGGTATGCAGTATGGTCGTTACAAACTTGGGGTAGCCCATTTATTTCCAACTGACGTTGAGGTTCAGGATTTTGGCAAGTCAAGATTTAATCCTTTAATTTTAAGGAATAAAGAGGCCATAGGCAAGTACGTTAAATCAGGTGGCAAGGGAACTGATAATGTTAGTTTAAAGAAAATAAACGATGCTTTTTTATATTTAAGAGGTGCAAGGCAGGGTCAGAAGATAGGCGAAACGGACGAGGATACTTCGAGTAAGACTTCGAGTTTTCCTGTTGACAGGGTCGTATTTGACGAAGTTGACTATATGGACTCGACTGTAATTGAGAAATATAAACAGAGGATGGCTCATAGTCCTATCAAGGAAGAGGTTTATCTTGGTAATCCTTCGCATGAAGATTTTGGTATTGACTTAATCTTCAAGCAGAGCGATCAGCGATATTGGTGGCGAAAATGTTTATCTTGTGGAACTTGGACTTGCGCCGAGAAAAGTTTTCCTTCGTGCGTAAAGATTCGTTCCAACGGTACTGGTTATATTGGTTGCGACAAATGCGGGAAGGAGTTGCCAGCTTGGCAGGGAGAGGGAACTTCTGAATGGCGTCCGGACTATCCTGAAAAGTCAAATTATATGCACGGGTATCATTTGAGCCAGCTTTCAACTGCGACTAATGACCCCGCTGAAATTCTTGCAGACTATACTAATCCACCTAACGGTAATCTGGGTGATATTTACAGACTAAGACTTGGACTTCCTTATTCGGCTCGTGACGAGAAGTTGCGGAAATCTGATATTCTCGCAATGTGCGGCCATGATGGTATTCAGGTTCGACACACCGGGCCTTGCGCAATGGGTGTTGATGTCGGCAAGATAAAGCACGTCGTTATCGGCATTAAGACCGCAAACGATAGATATGAGATATTACGAGCCATGAAGGTTGAAACATTCGGAGAAATTGTTGACCTTGCCAAAAGGTATAATGTCCAAAGTGATGTTGTTGATATTCGTCCTTACGAGGATGAGGCCCGCGCATATCAAAAGGCTTCTCGACACAAGACTTTTCTTTGTGAGTATTCCGATTCGATGTTACAGGATTCGATATTCAACGAAAATACTGGAACGGTTAAAGTGCATCGAACGGGAATTTTTGATGCTTCCCACAGACTACTTAGTACTGGCGCAATAGTATTGCCCCGCCAATGCCCTGAATTGGAGGAATTTGCCCGCCAATGTTGTAACGTGGCGAAGTTTGAGGAAAAAGACAAAAAGCGTGGGACGATAACTTATAGATATAGGGCAACCGGAGACAGGCAAGAACATTTTAGAAATGCTTTAAACTATTTTCTACTTGCCGCAAGTGGTCATCGAATAGCCAAAGTCAGTACATACAAAACCAAAAGACCAGAATATGCAAACAATCAATACCAGAGGGTGTAGAGGGGTATAATGAATAAAGAGGAAGAAATTATAGCATTGAGGAATAGAGAACTAACATCGCAAGCGAATATCCGCACTCTATGGCAGAATACCGCCGACTATCTCTATCCCTATATCAATATAACATCACTCTATGAACCGGGTACTGTCAGGACTGATACGATATATGACATGACGCCCATGCTGGATAGTCTTGATATGGTATCGGGTTTGAAGTATATACTTATTCCAAGTGGCCAGAACTTTTTCTCTATCAAGGCAACTAAAGACTTATCAACTAATGACGCCGTTCAAAGGTATCTTTCGCTTGCTACTGAAATTTCGCACGAGAAGATAGTATCATCTAATTTTGTTACTGAATTTGACGAGGTATTAAGGTCGCTTATTACTTTTGGTTCGGCTGCTATTTTCACAGAATGGACTAAAGAAATTGGTCTTAACTATCGGGCGTTGGTTATTGGTTCGTATCAACTACTTGAAGATTGTAAAAAGAATGTAGATGGTATTATACTTACTGTTTCTTATACGGCAAGACAGGCGGTACAGGAATTTGGAATTGACAAAGTTGGCAAGAGTATTAGTGAGGCCGCCGACGACCCCAAAAAGGAAAATGACTTATTCGAGTTCATCTATCTTTGCAGGCCGAGAGAAAATATAAATAAAAAACTTTCGCAGAATATCAATACCAATATGAAATATGAGTCGGTTATAGTTGGTGTTAAAGATAAGAATATCATTGAGGAAGGCGGTTTTGAAGAATTTCCGTATCCGACGGCAAGATGGATGAGACCTGCCAATGAAAAGGATGGTCGTGGAATTGGCACTGAAATGTTACCGCAGATTAAAGTTCTTCAGCAGATGACAAGGGACTTTCTCGAATGTGGTAATAAATGGAACAATCCACCGAGAGAAGTACTTGATACCTTTGAAGGTGAAGTCAGAGTATTTCCAGGTGCTAATAATTATGTTCAGGAGATGGGTTCTATTAAATCTCTTGAACAAGGAATGATGGGCAATTTCCCGATAACTGAAAAATCACTTGAGAGGCAGACCGACTTAATACATCGTGCCTTTTTCAAGAACGCCTTTTCACCTCTTGAAGATTTAACTGGTGATAGAAGAACGACCCTCGAAATCAGGGAACGCATCAAACAGTCGTGGCCGAAGATAGGGCCTCCGGTAACAAGAATATGGTTTGAGCAACTTATTAAATGTATTACACGGTCGGTATTACTTCTCATTAGAAATGGTGAAATTCCCGCACCGCCTTCTGAATTACAAGGTCAGGACTTTGGTATAGAATTTGTAGGGCCGTTCGCTCTTGAATTACGTTCTTCGCAGGCGAAGGCGTTTCAGGAGTGGGTTGGCTGGATTGGCCAGATGGAAATGGCTTTCCCGAACTCCTTTGAACGTCCGTCCGATTATCTCGATATGAAAGATGCCATACCCAGAATGGGTAGAACCTTCGGCGTTAATAACGAGGACATGGCTTCCGGCGAGGAAGTTGCTGCCAAACAACAACAAAGGATGCAGGAGATGCAGGCTGCACAGGCAATGCAGGCGGCCCAAATGGCAGGCGAGACTTATTCCAAAGGCACGAAAGCACCGGAACAGGGAAGTGCGACACAGAAGATAATGGAAGGGATGGGAGTCTAAGTGGCACAATCAAGAGAGGAAATTCTTCAACAGGAAACAATGGACTTTAAAAACTCTTTCACTTCCGAAAGCGGAAAGAGGGTTCTGCAAAGTCTGTCGAGGGAATGTTATGAGAACGCAGTGACGTTTGTGCGCAATGAACCTGAGTCCACCGCCTTCAATGAGGGCAAACGGTATATAATGTTACATATCAGAAGAATACTCGCAAGAGATATTCAAAAAGATAAACCAGAACAAGCAGTTAATTGAAAGGAGTTTCATGGAATCAGAAGGACAAGTAACGGCCTCTACAGAGGTAGTCGATACTACCGATGCCGGGATAACCGCTACCCCAAGTTTTGTAAGTATTGATGGTACATTGGCAAAAGACTGGACGAGTTCTCTTGATAGTGATTTAAGAGAAGATAAGACGCTGGGTTTATTCACCAATGTTAAGGACATGGCCAAGTCCTATGTGAACGCACGCAAAATGATTGGCAAGGACAAAATAGCAATACCGAATGACAAGTCAACTCCAGCCGAATGGGATGCGTATTACGAAGCCGGAGGAAGGCCAAAGACAGTAGCCGATTACAAATTGGATTATCCCAAAGATATGCCAGTTCCCGAAGTGGCAGATTTAAAAAACGCATGGATGGCAGTAGCGCATCAGAACGGATTATCGCAAAAACAAGCGGCTTCAGCCTATGACTTTTACAACAAAATAGTTAAGGAAGCAGTAACCCAGAATGCTCAAACTGAAGAACTTGCGATGAAAGAGGCTGACGACCAGTTGAAAGACAAATGGGGTAAGGCCTACGAGCAGAAACTTCATTTCGGTAATGTCGCTATTGAACATGGTGTTAATGGCGACGAGGAATTAAAGTCAAGGCTTACTGAAAAATACGGTAATGACCCCGACTTTATAATGTTCGCATCTAATCTTGGTGATAAGTTCGCAGAGCATAGAACTATATCCCAGAACATACCGACACCAGGTGATATACAAACTAGAATAAATGATTTAATGCAACAACCTGCTTATATGAACAGAGATAATCCTGGGCATAAAGCGGCAGTGGAATTAGTACAAAAGTTGTTCGTGGAAAGAAATAAAAACCAGAATCGTGTATAACTATGAGTAAAGAAACAACAAAAATTTGGAGAGAAAACCATAAAGAGCAAGTGCGTAAATATCGCAAAAAATGGAGTGATAATAATAAAGCGAAAATTAAAGAATGGCGACAAAAAAATCATGTTGCAAGAACAGAATACGAAAGGACGTATGCTCAAAAAAATAAAATAAGACGAAGAAATATGTATGTATCTCGTACATATAATATATCAGAAAGTGAGTATAATGAAATTTTTGTCAAACAAAATGGCAAGTGTGCAATTTGTGGTAAACATCAAACAGAATTAACATCTTTTTTAAGTGTTGACCATTGCCATCAAACCAATTTTATCCGTGGTTTGTTATGTGGCAAATGTAATAGAGCCATTGGATTATTGGATGATGATATAGAAAATTTAAGATGTGCAATTATTTACCTCCAAAAAGGACAATCTAAAATATAGACCCTAATGGAATTTGTTGATGTAGTCAGATAATCTTTCGATAAGAAAGACCTGGAAAACGGACGTATTCGTCCCGCTAACTGTCGTTAAGTTAGGATATGACCTGATTGTTTCAGACAATCATTTCCGAGTAAGAGTTAATTAAATTATTAAAGGAAGAAACGATGAGTTTACAAATACCAGTTTCTTTCGTCGATCAATTCAAAGCTAATATCCTGATGCTGTCCCAGCAGAAACCCGCTAAGTTGCGTGCTTGCTGCAGGATGGAATCAGTTACTGGCGATACGATGTTCGTAGAACGAATTGGGCCGAAAGATGCACAACTAAGGGGCGCAAGACACGGTGAAACACCTGTCTCTGACGCAGAACATTCAAGACGTAAGTTGTCAATGGCGGATTATATTGTTCCCGCTGATTTGATTGACAAACCAGATAAGTTGAAAATGCTTATCGACCCGCAGTCAGTTTATACACAGAATCAGACGTTCTCTCTTATGAGGGCTATTGATGATGTGGTTATCACTGCTCTGGGCGGACCCGCTTATGGCGGACACGCCGGAGCAACAACCATTAACAACTACGATGTCGGTGAATGTCGTCTTATTGAAAGTGATGGTTCTGTTGAGCCTGCAGGTAGCGACCACGATGCGACAACTGATACCCAGTTGACTATCGCAAAGTTGCTCACTTGCAAACAGCTTCTTGATGACGCTAACGTTGACGATGACAGGCAGCGTTACTTCCTTTGCAATCCTTACAACTTGAACCAGTTGCTAAATACAACCGAAGTTAAGAATTCGGATTACAACACAGTTAAGGCGTTGGCGCAGGGTTATGTTGATACCTTTATGGGTTTCAAGTTCCTCAAGTCAACTCGGCTTGTAGCTGATGGTACGGATGTCAGTGCCACTCTCTGTTACGCTTTCGCACAGGACGCTATAGTTCTTGCGATCGCCGAAGAGCCGAGTGTTAGTGTTAGTGTCCGTAACGATTTGTGCGATTCGATACAAGTATTTTCTACGCTTAGTATCGGAGCAACAAGAGTAGAAGGCCCCGCTGTTGTCGAGATTACCTTACCAACGGCTGCATAAAGGAGGCATTTATGGGTTTTACAAAAACTAATTTGCCTATGGCGAGTGTTGGTATGGGTGGGCCAGTTGAAGGATTGTGGACACCGACTGTTGACCAGAAACATCGTATTGGTGAACGATACGAAGATGCTCAAGGTCGTGTATGGCGGTATATCAGTAATAACACAACGGAGTTAGCTGCTGGTTTAATGACGGCTGCGGAGACCATTGACGCAGAGGCACTTAATGAAACGCAAACTGGTTATACAACCAGTATAGGAGACACCAGCATAAGGGCATTGCTTTCGACGGGTAACGCACTTTCTAATGGTGAACTTCAGGATGGTTGGTTATCTGTTGTATCGTCAACGGGTCTGGGTTATGTTTACGCAATCGCAAACAATACTTGGATTACCAGTGATACGGTAATGCACATTGAGTTGTATGACCCGATACGGGTTGCGACATCTGCGACATCAGTATTTACATTTTGTAAGAATCCGTGGCGTGATGTCGTTGTTAATCCTACAACCTCTGTTACTAAGGCGGCTGGTGTTTCAACTTGTGTAATTCCAGCCAGTTACTATGGTTGGGTTCAGACAAGAGGCCCGTGTGGTATGCTTCGTGATACGTCCGAAACACTTGTTCTTGGATGTTACGGCGGTATGGCTGCAACTTGTAATGTAGCTGGTGCAGTTGGACTTCCGGCTGAAGCAACACTCCAACTTTGGGGTAAAGTTCTATCTATCGCTGCTGACGCACAGACGGCGATAATTGATTTGTGTTTAGAATAGTTTTAATGCCCCGTCATAACGGCGGGGCAGTTTTTACGACTTGTCAGGACTTATAATAGGACAGTCAAAAGGAGTTTAATATGAACAAAAACTTTTCACTTCCTAACGGCCCGTTGAGATGGATAGCAAGTCCCAAAGATTTTTCTGGCGATAACAATTTGGGCGTTTATGCAGTAGAAACTACTCAAAGATATGTTTGCGGTGCGAGATATACAACTTGGGATGGCAGAGAATTTCGGTATGCAAAATCAACCGGAACTGCCGCAATCGGTACATCAAAAGGTTGCGAGTTCACATCTACCGGTTATACGGCTATTACAACTTTTGCAGTGGCCGCCGCAATAGGCGATGTTGAAATTACAATACCAGCCGCAACGCACGCCGCTTTAACGGATAATGAGTTGATGGGTGGGTATGTACTTATCTTTGATGGTGCAAGCGATTTACATACCACTCTACGATGTATTGTAAGTAATACTGCTGCTGCCGCCAATGCTCTATTTACAGTGCGACTGGATGCACCATTGTCGTATGCAATCACGGCAAGTACGTCAAAATGCGAGACGTATCAGAACCCTTGGAGTGCTTTAACGGTTGGTGCTACTGCTGAGATGCCAAAGGCCGGTATTGCCGCCGCTTACGTAAGTGCAGTCGCTCAGTATTTCTGGGTTCAGACCAAAGGTTTTACGTGGGTTACGCCGCAATCGGCTATTGTTGGCGAGAATGGCGGAATAGGTTGTTTCTGGAGACATCAGGGTAATATCGAAAGTGCAGATACCGCTCTTGCCGTAACTACTGCAACATACGATTCATCTCAATATGCAGGTTTCGTTGTTGAAGGTACTTATACAGGAAATGGCCCTTTATTTATGCTTGTTTAGTTTTATGATGAATTATGGGGTGAACAAAAGTTCGCCCCAGTTTTTACAAAGTTAAGGAGACAAATTATGGCAGCTTCAGCTAATAAAACCGTATGGGCATTATTGATGTATATCAAAGAATGTCCACACACGTCAATAAAATGGCAGGAATTACATGAGATTGCGTCAATGTTTATTGCGGAAAATGTAACAGGTCAAACACTGACCGCCGCAACGGCATTGACTCACGCAAACGAGGGTCTTGGCGTTGTAGATTTTTCCACTGATATAACATTTCCGGCTTATGCAGCGGCAACGAGAGTATCGGCAGATGCCGGTGGAACTGCGGCAAGTACAACACTTGCAGCTAATAAGTTAATTCTGGCCAACGCAATGTATCCTGGCAGAGGAATATAAAGGAGAATTATCATGGCTTTTGACACAAGTGCAACACCGTTGCGATATGAAAACGGTTCTTTTATGGGCAAGACATATTGGGCTTTTACAGGTACGGATTCAGATGCCTCTACCGCTATTGATATAGTGGCCGCACCAGGTTTGGGACTATCACTCTATATTACTGGCGTGATAATTCAGACGGCCTACGATGCAGATGCTTTCCCGCAATTACAGGATGGTGCGGCCACATTATTGTTTGGCCCGTGGGTATCTGGAACGGCAGGTTCTAATTTTATTAGTTGGAAGTTTGACCAACCACTTAAAGTAACTGCGAATAAGTCTTTAGCTGTAAAATGCGCCGCCGCTGGTTCTGTTTATGTATATGTCGAAGGCTTTACGGCCGCATAAGGAGTTAAAATGGCTGAAGATATTACATTAGTTACCGAGATTTGTAATATGGCTCTTGGGCGCATAGGAGCTACGAGATTAGCATATACCGGAACAACTGAAACAGACCTTGACGCCAACACCACGCTTGAGGCGATACAGTGCAATCTTAATTATCATCAAACGAGAAAGACTGTACTTCGTTCTCACTATTGGAACTTTGCTTCGGCAAGGGCAAGTCTTGTACTTGATACGGAAACACCATCTTTCGGATGGGACTATCAATATGACTTGCCAGATGATTTTCTCAAGTTGAAGTTTTTCTACGAAGAAGAAAAATATACCATTGAAGGCAGAAAATTCTTGACCGATGAGGATTCGGCTTCTATTGAGTACATAAGAGATGTCACTGATGTAACCGAATTTAATCCTCTATTTGTAGAGATACTTGTTTTACAGTTGGCGTTAAAACTCATTCCCGCTCTTGCTGGTACGCAATCTGAAACTCTCCGTCAGGATTTAAAACAAGACCTTATGTTATTACTTCGCAGGGCAATAACAATAGAAAGACAAGAAACAAACGATACCGGAAAGAGCGATTGGAATAACGCTCGATTTGAATAAGGAAAATAATTATGGGCGGACTATTTAGTAAACCAAAATCAGTTAAAGCACCTCCCGTTCCTGCTCCGGTAGCCATACCGGAAGTCTCGAACGAATCCGGCGAGTACGCAATGAAAAGTGCAATGAACCAAAGTAACTTTGCCAAAACAATTCTCACCGGCGCATTGAAACCAAAATCTACTGGCAAGAAAACTGTATTAGGGTAATATGGCAAACGAGATCACGTTCGGTTGGAAATCAGGTAGTACATTGACTTACGGAGCATATCAACCGGATGGTTCGGTTCGCACCGCCGCTGCAACTGCATTGCCTGAAATTGGTACAACCGGATATTATACTGCAACCGATGCCGCTATTATTGCCGGAGATTTTGTAATAGTCAAAGAAAGTACAATGGTAGTTGGAGAGGGCCAGTACAAACCGGAAGTGTCAGTAAGTGGGGTAACTGCTGATTTGGCAACTATTGAGGGTAAAATTGATACTATTGATACAGTCCTTGATACAGTTGACTCCAATATTGATACTCTTATAACTATGCAAAACAATGTAGTTAATATCATTGACGAATCACAGGTTACTCCTTCTTTGCAGGTTATGGTAGAGTAAAAATGAACATCCCAATCGTAAATTTAAATGGCGGCGAGTTTACATCACATCTTGACGCAAGGTCGGATACGGAAAAGTATTCATCTGGTTGCCGTCATCTTGAGAATATGATACCGAGAATTTACGGGCCTGTCGAAAGACGGCCTGGGACTATATATATATCCGGTGGGATAGACTTAAATACAATACTGCCAAGTATAATAGCGTGGGAAAATATAGGTTCATGTTATATCAATTCGGTTGTTTCAACTCTACCAGACAGTGCTTTAATGCCAATGTTCGTCTGCTATCAAAATGATATGGTATGTTTTGAAAATGAATCTGTTGTAAGTTTTGAAACCGCAGTATTAGCAGATGATATTGTCTGTTTAGAAAATAATGTAATATTTTATGAAAACGAAATAACAATTTTTAATTAGGAGTTTTTTTAAATGGCAGACCTTAAAGAAAAAGCAGTAGCACTTCTCGGTAGCGTGGACAGCGTTGATTTAAACGATGACGCATCCTCAACAACTATTTATACAGTTCCAGTTGGAATGAAATGTGTTCTTAACCATGTTAGAATAAGAAATTTATCCGCTAATGCTACAAGTTGCACCTGTACGGTTGGCCAGACCGGCGCATTGACGGATTTTCTTGGCACACAGACTTTGTCTGGCCTTAATGCTGCTGCTGCAACTGGTATTTTAATGCCAGTGCCAAATGCAACAACTGTTAAGGGAATAGAATATCCTGCCGGAACAGCACTTGTTTTCAGAGTTGTTGCTGCCGCAGGAGTTGCCTGCACCGCTACAATAGAATTTTTTGGAACTATTGACGTCGCCTAATGAATACTGAAATCGTATCATTTAATTCTGGGGAGATGACTCCAAACGAAGATGCTGTATCCAATTTGGAGAAGTATGCCGCTGGATGTAGGCACTTGGAGAATTTCCTGCCAAGACCTTACGGCGATGCGGAGAGAAGGCCAGGTACGATAATTATACGCAAAGTGTTTAATCCATCAACTCTTCTTGTCTATCCTACTTTACACGAATTAACTCGTGAATTGCCAAGTATAGTTTCTTATGATAATATCAATTTAAGTTATGAAAACTCGACGGTAGAATCAGATGTAGAAGAAGACAATAGGGTTTACTATGATGGCAAGTTACTTTTTGATGGGAATAAACAAGTATATTATTTTGGCGTAGGCTCGACTAATTTTCAGGCCAATTTTGTTCCAGTTCCAATTCTCACATATTACGATGGTGATATTGTATGTTGGGAAAATGAAACCATAATTACCACTGGAGAAATAGTATATTGCCGAAACATAATCTGTTATGATAATAATGAGGTCTTCTGGGAAGATGATATAGTCGTTGCTTCGGTGGAAATGCCAAATGCGCCTCCAGAACCCTATGTTAAAGAAATACATCAAGTTTATTATGATGTTAGTACTCCGAATCTTGCCAATAGAGAAGTAGTTACTTATGAGGATGACCCAGTTTTCTATTATGAGAACTGGTCGCCAGTTACAACTGCCGCAGATTTACAGGCGATGGAGAAGAACAGGCGTTACCGTTTAACGACCGACATAGATTTGACTGGCGTTACATGGACGCCTATTATCGGTTTTTCGGGAACATTGGATGGTAATGGACACACTATCAGTAATTTAACTATTGATTACAGTTTTGATGTTTACACAGGAGGGCTTACTGCCGACGCCACCGCCGATACCTTTACGGATACAGTGGGTGGAGAGGATTTCACCGATGGAACTGCGTTAAAAATATCCGGTACTGTCCCGACCGGATTGAGTTCGACAGTAACCTACTATATTATCAATTCCGTCGCTTGTGTCAGGCATAATGTAACTCTTAATTATCTTGTCAGTAACGTCAATTTCAATAGTGTTGGTCATACGTTTATAAATGGTGATATTGTAAGAGTTGGTACTACTGGTGCTATACCTTCTGGTTCTCCATCGTGGAGTATTAACACAAACTATTACGTTGTAAATGCTGCCGTAGATGTATTCAATTTATCAACTACTTCGGGTGGTTCGGCAAAAACTTTTACATCAAACGGAAGCGGTCAGGTAAGCGTTTATAAAAGAGCGACTTGCCAAATATCTACAAGTGTGGGTGGGGCAGCATCTTTGTTTACAAGTGCCGGTTCTGGTTTGTCCTTTACAACACCTCCCGCTGCACTATTTGAATCATTTTCAGACGGCGCACAAATATATAATCTAAATTTTTCCGATTGTGATATTTCCGGTGATGATTATATAGCTGTTTTAGTGGCCTCGATAAGTTCTAAAACGGGGATTGTACTAAAAGATATATCTATTAGTAATTGTACAGTAATAGGTGGCCAGTATATTGGTGCGCTTATTGGGTTAAATTTTAATTCCGGCGGAATAAATATATTTAGTTGTTCAACTATCAACTGTACTATAAACACAACTTCGGATGTAGGTGGTCTTATAGGTTATCATCACCGATTAAAGGCTGGAAATCCGAATTATTTTGTAGATTGTTGTGTAAACGGTGGGACTATTACATCCACTACGGGTTCTGGTACTGCTTATATAGGTGGTCTTGTGGGGGCATCACATGTATCGGCAAGTCCAAGTGGGATAACATTTGACCATTTCTACGGTTGTTATTCGACCGCATCTGTAATCAGCGCACAGGGTGATTTCGCAGGGGGTTTTGCATCTTTGTCGGAAGGTGTGCAATTTACAAATTGTTATGCAACCGGAGATATTACGGTTTACGATTACAGTGCAAGTGTTTCTTTCTTTGGTGGTTTTATTGGCGCTGCCGTAGATGGTTGCATATTTATTAACTGTTATACAACCGGTAATATATCCATAATCGTAAGCCCGACACAAGTATCACAGATTGGTGGTTTTGCTGGTAAACTTGAATGTGGTACAAGTACGGATGTCAATCTTACCTGTTTAAGATGTTATTCGACCGGAGATGTTGATATTACGGGGGCTGCATGGAATGGTGTGGGGGGATTTGTTGGTTGTGCATGGCCTGCTACCGTTACAGACAAAACATCAACGATGACTATAGAAAGATGTTTTGCGAGAGGTGATATTGCATTAACAGAAAGTAAGGCCGTGTTAATGACTACCTATAAAGGCGGGGCGGGTGGTTTTTGTGGCTGGGCAGAAAATTATTCGTCTGGAGCAGTAACTACACTTACTTTTTTGAACTGTTATGCTTGGGGCGATATTGTCGATAACGAAACCGCCACACGTATTGCCGCCTATGGCGGTTTTTTAGGATTTTCCCAAAGCTCAAATGCCTCCAATATATTTTCATTCACAAATTGTTATTGCGCACAGACAAACAGTGAATATGGTTCTGGTTTTGTGGGGAAAATTCCTACTGGCACTAATTCGCATGGGTTTGGTTCTGCTGTGGCAGCGGGGTCGAAGACAACTTTTGTCGTTACTGAATGTTTTTATGATACCCAAACATCAAGTCTTTCAACTTCTACAAGTGGCGAAGGGCAAAGCACGGACGAAATGATGACAAAATCAAATTATATAGATTGGGATTTCGTTAATAAATGGGAAATGGTTGAACTATGATTAGAATGATACCATTTATATATAACTCTGAAATTGCTTATGAGGTAGAATTTGGCAATTTATACGCCAGATTCTATTATGATAAGGAAGTATTATTAGATGAAAATGGTTACGACGCAGTAATTGGTACTCCATATCTGGAGGCCGACTTGCTTGAATTACAATTTAAGCAGATAGGTGATACGATGTGGATAGTCCACCAAGATTATGCACCGAGAAAACTTACAAGAACTACGGCATATACTTTCAGTCTGGATGTGATAGTATTCGAGAACGGGCCATTTAGAGTTAGAAATGATATTCTTGAAGATGACGATGTTACGATGACTTCCGACGTTTATTCCGTTGGTGGAACTGGTACGCTTACTGCATCAGCGGAAACATTCGTAGCTGGACATGATGGCGCATTATTCTCATTAACTTATCCCAAAGATTCAAATGTTTCTGAGGGTTCGGTAGCCGAGGCACTTGGAACTCCCGATGTTTGTCCTGCGATAGACGTTAAGGGGACTGTAACATTTGTTACTCACGGTACATGGTCGGCGACTATTGTAGTTTATCGAAATGAGAATGGAACTGGTTGGGATGTATATAGAACCTATACCGGAAAAGACGATAGGAATATTCAATATACATGGACTGAAACGGAAGATAATGTCCAATACAAAGCGGTCGTAACGGCCTTTACAAGCGGAACTGTCAATGCCGAAATAGCGGTTAATAATCATCTCCAAATCGGGGTAGTGAGAATAGACAGTATTACTTCTCCGACAGTTGCCGCCATTACCGTAATGACGAAACTACCGACAACTAATGGTCTGGTCGCAACTTACAGGTGGGCAGAGGGCGCATGGTCTGATTACAGGGGGTATCCGGTATCGCTAACATTCTTTGAAGGTCGATGTGTTTATGTTGGCGGAAATACTATATGGGCGAGTAAGAGCGGTGATTTTGAAAGATTTGAAGAAGGTGTCTTAGATGCCGATTCGTTCTGGGATACCATTCCAACTACTAATGAAATAAGATGGGTAGAGAGCACCGATAGTGTTTTAATTGGAACATCCGGCGATGAATGGATAGTTACTCGTAATAAAATTGGTACTCCAATGACACCTTCAAACTATATAATTGAGCCGCTAACAGCGGTAGGTAGTGCCAGGATTCAACCTGTTAAAATAAATAACGCTATTCTATTCGTTGATTTTGTAGGTAGAAAGATTAGGGAACTTTCAACTGGGAGTACCGATAGATATGTTACTCCCGATATGACTATCCTGTCGGAACATATTACCAGTAGCGGAATACTCGGTATGTCTTTACAGAGAAATCCAGAAATCATACTTTGGTGCTGGCTAACCGATGGCACTTTACTTTCAATGACTTACGAAAGAGAACAAGATGTCGTTGCGTGGTCTAAACACCCAACTGACGGGCAAGTGCTATCTGTAAGTGTAATTCCTGGAGTAGATGAGGATGAGGTATGGATTTCAGTAGAAAGAGAAGTAGTTGGCGTTGATACTGTACTAATAGAAGTCTTTGTGCCAAGAGTATTCGATACCATCTCTGATTGCCATTTTGTTGATTCAGGTGTTTTCTACGATGGTACTGCCGCAACGGTAATTACCGGACTTGACCATCTTGCCGGTGAAACCGTTCATATTCTTGCTGACGGCGTGGTAGTTGACCCACAGGTTGTCAGTGCGGCTGGGACTATCACTCTTGCCGTTGCAGCATCTAAAGTTCACGCTGGACTTCCTTATACGCCCAAACTCGAACCAATGAGGCCGGACGTAGCAACAAGAGGTGGTACGACACATAGTAGTCTGGTGAAAGTGCCGGAAATGGGCATTTCATTCTTGAATACGATGAATGCAACCTACGGTGTATCCGATTCAAAGCAGTTTGACATTAACTGGACTGACGCAAGATGGCAAAATAATACGGAAATTACGGGACTATTCACGGGCGATGTCGTCGTTGCGGTCGATGGCGGCTTCACGCTCGATAACAATTTAATAATATCCAATCACGACCCGTTGCCGATGACGGTAAGGGCTTTAATACCTAAATTAGAAAAGACAGGGAGATAAAATGGCAGGTAGTGCAAAAGTAACAATTAAAGTGGACGTATCTGGTTTGGGTGAAGAAATAAACATTTCTAATGCCAAGACAATGACTGTTCCGGTAGAGGTTCAAAGTGGTTATACAATCTTGCCTATTGCAACGGCAGCAATACAATTATTTGATATGATAGACCATATAGCCCTTGCCAAGATTTACGGTGTTTATATTAAGTCTGAATCTGGTACAGTTTTAATTGCAATAGATACGGCAGGAACAACTATCCTAACCGCCGCAACTGCCGATTTGGTTTTGAATGTTGGCGAGTCTTGTTATCTGCCAATAAATCCCGCAGGCAATCTTGGCCTTGTAATAAATGGATTAGTGGCAACAGACACGGCAAGTTGGACAATTTTAGGTAAAGCCTAATGATATTTAGAGAAACCACACTGGAAGATGTCGAATTTGCTGGCAACCATTCTATTAGTAGGGGTATTAGCAAGCGACAACCCGAAAAGATAGAGTATTTATATACTCTCGAACATCACGAAGTACCTCTCGGCATTGGCGGATTCCACTTAATTAACCTTACTACTGCATGGTGTTGGGTTGATTTAATGGATACTGCGGGCGAACACATGATAGTTGCTTATCGTGTTATTAAAGAATGGATAGACATCTTCGCAAAAGAACACAACCTAAAACGACTCCAAGCCTATGTCCAGATGGATTTCCCAGAGGCTATCAGGATGGTACAGCATTTAGGATTTGAGAAGGAAAGTATTATGAAGAATTTCGTTGGCGATAAAGACGCATTGTTGTATGTGAGGGTATTATGAAACTTCATTCTGGAATAATAGAATTAAAACCTGGGTGGTTTATACGATTACCGTGTCCCATGACCAAAATGGAGATGGCAAGGTATAGATTTGACCCCATAACAATAGCGATGGTTGCGGCAACCGCCCTTACGGCAGCGGGGCAGATACAAGGTGGTCGTGCGGCGGAAGCTGAAGCGAAGTCTGCCGCTAATATGTCTGAATATAATGCCAAAGTTCAAGAGCAGGAAGCGAGGGCTATTGAGCAGAAATCTCGTTTTGATTCTATAAAACAGGCAGAAGCTGGCGAACGGTATATGAGTTCACTACAAGCCAATATCGGTGCAAGTGGCAGTAGTGGCATGGGAACGCCCCTTCTTATTCAAGCTAAATCAGCAGAGGAATTGGAACTTGAGAATTTGCTGATAGGTTACGAAGGACAGGTAGGTTCGCAACGGGCATTATCTCAAGCTGCACAAGATAGGATGCAGGCCAAGATATATAAACAAAAGGGCAAGAACGCTAAAACAGCAGGGTACATCGGGGCAGGTACATCATTACTTTCGGGATTTGGAGCAATGAAATAATGGCGACATTTCCAGCATATTATACACAGGCAACGCCGTCGGGCAGAGGGCAATCAGTCAGGTCGAATCTGGATGTATCTACTGGCGAGGGTATGGTTGCACAGGCCACACAAAACCTCGGCAACGAACTGTTTCAGTTGGGCCAGAAGTATGACCTAAAGCAGGCCAACGTCCAATTCAGTGAAGCCAAACGCAAGGTTGAAGAAACTAAGACTCGTGAGAGTATCGCTTTGATGGGTGAATTAGATACAGATAAACACGATGCTATCCATCAGCAACATACTAAAGAGGCTCAAAGTTACAGGCCGAAGAATAAACGCGCTGCGGAATCATTTGACTTATACATGAATACCCTGTCTCCCGCTTGGGATGTTGATGTTCTCAATGGGAAGATTAAGAGGGCGGATGATAATTTTGACGCTGACATATTATCTGATATAACCAGACTTGAATCTGGGGACGGCAATGCAAGTTCCATTAAAGACAAAATAGTTCGTGGCTATAAAGTAGATAAAGATACCAACCTGCCAGTTGATAGGACTAAATATATTAAATTTATTGCTATGGCAAACGAGGCTCAGGTTGAAGGAAGTATTTATACCGCTATTAAATCCGGGCAATGGAGTTTGGCTAAAGATTTAATTGATAAGTCTCCACTTGATCCCGACAAAAAGAATGTACTTACTAATAGGGTAGAATCGTCAAGACTTCAACTTTCCAAAGATTTCGAGAATAATATAAATGATCGAATGATACAGGCCGACAATGACGAAATGGCCGCTGGACAATTTGACCTCATTGCTGACACAATGAAACAAGATATTATAAATAGTCAACTTGACGGGACACATAAGACCAGATTGCTTGATGACATACGACGATGGCGGACGGGAACTAATGAGATAGATTACAATAGGCTTCTTGCATTAGACCAAGAAATGGATGCGGCGCAAAGAACCGGTTTTATAAGTAAGGAGACAAGGGATAGAATTGTTCAGGCAAATGTAGAGGGTGTTTTTGGTTCTCGTCAAAAGGGTGGAGGCGAAAGATATAATTCGAGAATACGAAGATTTGACAATCTCAAATTCGACGAAAAAGCCAATACTGTTTCCGGTATCGTAAGTGCTTTTGAGGCCGACATGGAAGGTGAGGCAAATACTATATTCTTATTCCATGAAGCAAAAAATAAATGGTTTGAAAATAATAAGGATGCTACGCCAAGAGAGGCGTTTATTGCCATTCAGAGAATTTCAGATGAATATGAAACGATGAAGCCAACTGAAATTGCAATGAGAATGTTTATTGAGCCAACCACTTTGACGCCTAAACGATGGAAGTACACGGCTACGGATAAAAAAACTGGGCAACGAATGGGAAGTAATGATGGAGTAATATGGCAACCAATACCATAACATTACCAGAAGGTTTCGAATTAGATGTTAAGCCAGTGCCACCTGAAGGTTTCGAGTTGGACGCCACGTTTTCTCCCGTTAATGATTTTAATGCTATTCAATCTGAGGATAAGGCCGCCAAAATATACGATACTGCCATTGAATCTGGTATTACAACTAATGAGTCTAAAGATTTGTATAAGAACCTGTCCCCTTTTGACAGTTCTGGTGTCGGTATGGGAATGTCTTTGTCATTGAGTAATGTGGAACAGATAAAACAGCAGGGTCTTGTTAAACGATTCGGCAAACAACTTTATAATAAGTCGATTGCCGATGTACTTCACACTCTTGGCAAGAGTGACTATAGTGCCGTACAAAGTAGGGCGTATGTCAAGATGTTCCAATGGGAAAAGGAAACGGGAATTAAGTTAAATGACACATTTTTTCAGGAACAACTTGATGATTGGTCTTATCAACTAACCTTACCTCCAACTCAAAGGGAATCGGAATTTCTTAAAAGTGAACCACAGTTTAATCCACCCAAACCGGATGTCAATCCGTTTGCAGCAGAGGTTTCCCAAGCCGAAGGGGCATCAGATAAAGTCATAGATGCCCTTGCGGGAATTATAGGATTTGTGGCGCAGGCGTCTTTGCTTGAAAAGTATGCACCGTCTATACCAAAACCTGCTGTATGGGAAACTGTAAGTATGGCCAACGGCGAACCACCTGGAATTGGTATCGCAATGCATGGCATAATGTCAGGAACCGGCAAGTTGTTTCCTGGCGCCGATTGGCTTTCGGCTACCAAGAGGGCGGTAACAACAGGAACAATCTTTGGAGCGACCACGGCAGCGGGTGGGGGAGATACAACAGATATTCTTATTGCATCTGGCATTCCATCTGCCTTTGAAGGCTTAAATTTAGGTAAGCAGGCTTGGCGGAATTATAAAGGCAAAGAAAACTTTATAAATATTATGCGCAAGAAAGAACCTAACTTATCAAACAAATCTTATGAAGAAATAGATAGGGCTATGGAGAAGGTCTTGCCACAAGAGAAGTCTGCCGAAGCCACTACAATGGCCGAGAAGCCCTCTGGCATTGCGCAGGTTTCGAAAAGTACCGAAAAGGCGGGAGTTGCAGGCATTGAATTAGACATTAAATCTTTGACTGACAAAGCCCTTGTTGAACTTGCAAAGGCTGAAAAACCACGAGCGCAGATAGAAACCGAAAAGACTACCGAACTTGGAAAACGTGCGGCCATAGGCGAGAGGGCCGTGGGTACTGCTAAAGGAGAACAAAGACTTGAGGCTGCGCTTAGCTCGCTTAAAGGGCCATTGACAGAATATAAGAATCCCGACTTTAAACCATTGCGGGAGACTATGCCGAAGGAAGCATTATCTACCCTGCACGACGATATATGGCTAAAGCCACATACAGATGAATTTTTTACTAAACTCAATACGGCCAAAGCATGGGCTAAGGTAGTTGAAGGATTTGTTCCAACAAGAGGAGAGATACTTCTTCTCGAAAAGCAGTGGGGGAAGGACTTCGCAAAAGGTCTTTTGAAGAAACTTCCGCTTGGTGATAAAATTTGGGATACCGTTGCGGATATAAGTAACTTCATGCGTACTATGGTAGCTGGCGGTGATGTAAGTGCTGTAGGCAGGCAATTAAGATTATTGGGGCAGATATATCCCCAAGAATATGGAAGGGCTATCAAAGAAGGCGCCAAGGCTTATGCAAGTGAAAATTTAGCTAATGATGTTCGCAAGGAGTATGAATCCTCCCCATACCATAAAGAAGCCAAGAGGTTTATTAAGTTCTTTGAAAAAGCGGGAACGGTATCAGTTGAACCTTCCGAAAGGCCCGAATGGTATATCAGTCATTACCCCGAAAAAATACCGATACTTGGCCATTTAATACGCATGGGTAATAGGAGTTACGTTGAAGCAACTAACGTAATTACGCAGGCTATTTGGGATAAATTAAGATTACAGGATAATATTAATGGCATAACCCCCACCAAAGAACAATTAGCAGCAAGGGGCAAGTGGATGATGTCAATGGAAGGCCGACCGGAAATAGGCGGTGTAATCGGCAGGCGCGTTGCTCCAATAACGGCAGGGTTCTTTTTCGCACCAAGATATGCCATATCAAGATTTACTACACCCTTATATCTCAAAAATTTAGTGTCCGGCGACCCCGTTGCAAGGCAGATAGGTAAACAAACCGCAGGCGCATTCGCAACTATGATAGGCACTAATATCGCTATTATTACTCTTGCCAAATTAGCCCTTGGCGATAAAGCATCAGTTGAACTCGACTCTCGCTCCGCAGACTGGGGTAAATTAAAAATAAACAATAAACATATAGATTTATGGAATGGCTATCAACAGGCGGCGCGATTCATGGTTCAAGTTGCACTCGGCGAATATAAAACGCAAGCTGGTAAAATAAAGGAACGGCCAAGAACTGAAATCATAGGTAGATTTATTCGTTCTAAAGAAAATCCTCTCGTCGCCCTTATTGCCGATTTATGGGCGGGAAAGACTTTTCAGGGTGATAGACCATTCAGTCCACCTAAAGGAGAGATGAAAAAGAAGCTCGATGAACTTGGAATACCCGATATTGTTCAGGGCGTAGGTAAGGAAGCATATAACCGAATGCTCTTTATGTGGGTGCAGGATTTTACTGACGCCTCAATAAACGATGGTTGGGTCTCAGGCCTATCTACGGGGGCATTGTCATTTATAGGTATTGGCGCATCGTCTTATCAAGACACGGCATATACCAAAATTATTCAGTTTCAGGATAAAATAGCTCAACAGGAATACGGTAAAGAATGGTCTGAATTAAATGATATTGAACAAAGAAGATTGACGCGAGCCAAGAAAAATGAATTGGCACAAATGGAACTGGCTACTAAGGTAGAGGGCGTAAATGCCTTTGATTTTGATTATGTATCAAGAATCATTACCGAACAGAAAGAGGCTGGTAGAAATATTTATAATCAGCTGCCGAAAGAACAACAGGGTCTTTTGGATGAAATGGGTATATCGCTTGGTTTAGCCAGAAGAATAGGCCAGTGGGAAATCAGTGATGAAAAGTACGCTGAATATCAAAATGCAATGGCTTCTATTCTCAAGGATAAACTCGGCAGGCTGATAGATAGGGGAACATGGAATGAACTATCTATTCAGAACAGGACGCATAAACTTGAAATAGCAATCGAAAACGCCAGAACAAAAGCGTCTTTGAGGATTAAACGGGAAGCGAGACAAAATTAAATGCAAATCCTGCCAATTAGAGACCCTTACGCAGTACCTTATACCGGCGCAACCGGTACTGTCAATCTTGGCGCTAACGCTCTGTCCGCAGGAGCGATAACAGGAACGTCGTTAGATATTACAGGCAATGCGGTTTCTACTTTTGGGGGCGCAAGTTCAACTGGAAATTACATTAAGGTCACAGGAAGTAAAACAGAGAATACTTATGATGTTTTTCGGGGCGAAAGAAAATATCCAAGAATTACCCTATGTGATACTTCTGTTGGAGGAGAAGAGTTTAATCTTTGGAGTTTAGGAACACAGTTAAGATTTGGAACAGCCACAGATATTGCTGGAGACAGTGCCTTTTATGCAAAGGCAGGAGCAAAAGGAAGTGTTATCTTTAATGGCAATATAGGTATATCAACTCCTATTCCATTGGCAAGATTACATCTTCCCGCTGGCACAGTTTACGCATTTAAGGCTCCATTAACATTTACTTTGACTGGTGCAGCATTAACAACTGTTGCGGTCGCAGGACAGTTAGAAACTGACACTACCGATATTTATTATACAGATGGCACACCCACAAGACACAAGTTGGCATATTATGATTTCGGCGCTAATAACTTTACTGGAACAGGCACGCTTGCCGCAGGCGCTACAACAATAGAAACTACGCTTCTTCTGCAAAGTGGTTCTATAACCGATTCATCTGGGGCAATCGACTTCGATGATAATAATTTAACCACAACTGGCAAAGTCGGCATAGGCATAACTCCAACTTACAAACTCGATGTTTACGGAACTGTATTAGATACAACTTTAGTTAATATTGCCTGTGATGACCTCTCAGGTGACACCATCAATGGTTCAGTATTCAAAATAGACACAACCACTGACACTGGCACCACCCTATCTTTTTATGGTCAACGGCAGGAATATGTATTTAATCGAGAACAAAAGGATACTGGTGTAGATGATTTCTCCTTTAGTGCCTCAGCTATTATTGGGCAAGACTTATCCGTAATTAGTAATACAAAAATATCAGATGTTACTGATTTCTTAGGTAATATGACGGATATATGGGGCATAAAATTTAGTGTTCAGGACTATTCTAACGATATAAGCTCTAATGATTCATATATGAATTTGGTTGGATTATTATGCTCCGCCGGAAGTATCCCGAAAATGCACAAGTCCGCCGGAACTAATACGTATTTGGTGAAGGGGGCATCTTTTGTAGCAGGTTTTTCGGATAACGATGAGGTTGCCGGAAACAATGGTTTGGCAGATGTTAGTGTGATTGGCGGAGAATTTTATGCGTCAATAAGTGACAATAGTAAAATTGTTTTTACGAACAAAAAAGTCTATGGGGGATTTTTTAGGGCATTGGGAGGAACAGAGAATTGGGCTATCTGGAACGGAGATGGTGACGTTTTCCTCGGTGATGATAACGAACGAACATATTGGGGAACTGGTTTGGACGCCGCCATTTATTACGATGGAACAGACCTGATATGCAATCCAGCTTTAGTTGGTTCGGGCGGATTTAAGGTATCAACTACTCTTGGCGTTACCGGCCTGACAACGGCAACGGGGGGGATAAGTTGCGCAAACGACCTTACTTTCACCACAGACGGCTCTGGCCTGCCTTACGGTTCGTGTTCAAA